TATAACGCGTTAATTTTGTTTATTAATTTAGTACATTATTCCATTCATTTATTGTCACATTTTTACCAGGTATTAAGTCCATAGCATACCCAAACTTATTACCATGAATATTTACCAAGCATTTTCCAATTTCTTCTCCAAATGATTGTGCTCTAATAGTTCCGTTAGATATATTATCGTATACGCTACAATAGCAATCACCGCTTCCACTAGCGTCATGAAAAACAATACCAGCTTTTGTTGCACTGTTTTCTGGAAATACGCAATTTATAGTGTTGTTAGTAATTATGTAATTACTATACAAGGAAGCACCGCACCCTATAGCTACAGCCCTGTTCCAACTACTATCAATATTTGAATTATCAATGTTGAATACACAATTTTTAATTGTTATTACATAGTCCACAGGTTTCCCCTCTAATTCAATATGCAATATATAATGTAACTTATTTGCTGTGAATGTAAGACCGTCAATTATATTTTCAACATTATCATTAGTTGTTTTACTTTTTATAATTGAAAAATCAGTGTCAATAAGCGTATTATTAGGCGCAGGATTGTTAAATATAATATTCGCACCTTTTTCACCTATAATTTTTATGCCGTTACCAATTGGAAGACCGTTATAATAAGGGCTATTTCTAGTAAAGGTATCCCAATAATCAGCTCCATATAATTCTTTAAATTCGTTTGCTATATCATAGTTATTACTATGAACAATTATTGTACAATTTCCACCACTTTCATATGCCTCAATCAGCGCTCTTGAAAATGATGTATATTGTTTTCCGTTTCCGACATGAATTACTCGATTATTGTTAAGATTTTTCCAAGCATTCCAGTTACCGCTACCAGTGTTTTGTCTAACAAATATATTTCCGTTTTTATAGTCATAGAAAAATTGCATACATCCGCTATAATCTGATAATGTCTTTGTACTAAACAATAACCCAGATAGTCCACCAATATTAGGCAAATTTTTTGTCACATTACCACTTTCTACATCACTTGATGAAAAGTAAGTGTAATAACTGTTGAATTTAGGAAAATTAGCGTCTGGCAATACTGTTTCGTATGTACTTGAAAACAGAAAATTGTTACCAGCATCAACATATGTTCCATCAGCTATTTTTCCGTAAATTAAACCAGTGTCATAGAATGCTGTTCCATTATAGTAGTATAAGTGACCATTATTTGTTAGAACATATATTTTACTATTGTCCGTCATTTTTTCTACTGCATCAACCATAATAGGGTTTGAATTAGAGCTAATAAGAGGAGTTAATAAGCTACTTAACGAACCATCACTAGCCATTTGATTAAGTTTATTGTTAATTTCCTGTTGAATGTCGAGTGAACTGAAATATACATTCACGTAGTTCTGTAACTGTTCATAAGCTTCACGAATATTAGTGACGTCATCATGCAATGTTTCAACATCTTCCATTGTCTTATTCAGATAGTCAACCACCTTGCAAAGCAATTCATAATAACTCAGACTATCATCATATACCAAAGGCAACACTTTCTGACACCAGTATCTAAACGGTTGCAAATTCTTATAATTTCCCAACTGTGGTGTAAAATCAGCTGGCGCATTAGGTTTTATAGTTCTTTCATCACTCATACTTCTTCTCCTTTACCATAATCCGAAAAATAAATCATCAAACTCAGCAATAACCATTCTATCAATATTTAGGAATGTGTCACGGTACTCTTTAATCATATTACTATAGCTACCACTACCCTGTTTACCGCTAACACTTTCTAAATATTCTTCCGTGTTATTAACTGTTCCAGTATTGCTATTACTTCCATTTTTTGTATTTGTTCTATCACTTGTATCACTATACTTAACGTTTCCAGTATCTTTATATTCACCATTACCACTATTAGTACTTTCACTTGTACTGCTATCTGTATTAGTAATCTTTCTAGCATTAGTCAAATATGTTTCAGTTTCAATTCCAGTTAAAGCCCCCTGTGGAGTATCACTGTACAAGTCTTTGCTATTATTAGACCCATTATCAGTAACACTACTTGTATCACTATTTTTATTAGTACCACTTGTAGTATTATCTCTTGTTCCACTTCCAGTATTTTTATCTGTACTTGTTTCTGTGCTAGTTCCATTTTCTGTTTTATTTTCATCAATAGTTCGATTATGTGATCTCGTAATATTTACATCATATAGTGGGTTAAATTCTAACAATGCACTTTTGTAAAGTTGATTATAATATGGCAAAATTTCTTCTAATCTAGTATTTACCCATAACTTCCAAATACCAACAGTTTCAGAACAAATTTCTCTTAAATAATAATGTTTTAAAATTTTCTTACAAATAACAGCCCTGTAATTTTCATCAAAAATCTCAGCTTTTGTTGTAAAAATTTTATTCCAGCTATTATTTAAAATTTCGTCAACATCATCGCAACCTTTAGAATTTTCAAGTCCCGATTTACTTTCACAGATAAAACGAACCTCAGTTGTATATTTACTCATTCAACTCAACCTCGCTTTCTCCCTCTGTGGTATCAACACCTTGTCCATCATAGATACTCATAAAATCTTCTCTATAATTGACTTCAATATTAGTGCCAAACATAGCATTGATTTTTTCAACAGCTTCTCTTCTGCTCTGCAATCTGGAATACCTACTTGAAATAGTTCCCCCCTGTGCTTGTGAACTTTCAATAGCTAACATACGTTCACGCTTCTGTGCTCCACTGTTGTTAATACCTAAATAGGTCAATGCTTCATTCCAATACATTTGTTTTAAATTGTACAGTTTATCACAAACGTATGGCGCACCTGTCTGTAGACATTTTAAAGAATTTAAATCTAGGTTTTTATCACCGAATATAAACGGTGAATTTCCATCAAATTCTTTATATAAATTCTTTAGAGTTAGTCTCTGTTGTTCCGTACCCTGTATCAGCACAGGTGTTTTTTGTGCGTTAGCGTTTACATCTATAATTCTATCCAAATTGTATAATCTTTTAGCAAACATTTTTACCTCTAAAATAGAATTAGTGTGCAAATAGTTATTCCATATAATAACACTGTTGCTTTCTTTCAGTAATTTCTGGTAGTTATTATATCCAGAATAAGCACGCCTTAACACTGGGGTTCCGTAAACATCTAATCTACCACTAGGTAAACAGTCTAAACAAAGATTACCTATCACTTCATCATTAAAATATACCATACTACCAGTCTCAAATAAATGCAATTCCAGATACCTTGCATCTACTGTTGGTGGCAAATTTTTCCATTCAAACATTGATACGCTTAACTCTGTTAATCTGTTTAAATACTGCATATATGTGAGATTGTTTACAGTAGCACTTTCACCAAACAGTGTTTTTTCTCTTTTTCTGTTACTCATTTATTCACCCCCCTTGCGGACTGTTGTCTAAACTATAATTCCCTATTTCAGACCCATTTTTCCAAAACGTAATGCCATTATCGTATATACTGCAAATTAACCGCATATCATCACTTGGAATGCTACCTGTTATTGTGCACCCTATAGTTTTAACATAATTCCAATGTGGACGACTATCTCTGTTTGGAATTTTCAGTCTTTTCACAGCATACCCATAAACAGTGAAATAATCGTCAATCATTCTGGCATATTGGGCACTTATGGAACATCTACCACCGTAAAAAGATTGTAGCCCACTAGCAACACTATTGTTACCAGTGTTAATACTACCCCTTACAACATCCGCTTGAATTGAAGCTTGATACCCCTCCGACAGTGATTTCATAACTGTGTTTGCAGTGTTTACAGTCGCACCTACAACTCCACCACCTAAATAACCGCTTACCATTTTAACCCCTGTTTCTGTCACTAATGGTAAAGCATTTTGCGCCAGCCAAGCTCGAAACGCATCTGTACTCCAGGAGCACATAGGATAATTCGCCAGTGTTAAGGTTTCGTTTAAATTTAGTCCAGCACCCTTGTAATTACGTGGTCTTAGTACACATTGTATAGGCATGGTCATTGGTACAGTTATATTCCATGCTGGTGTTAGGTTTTCAAAAAATTCGTATCTTAAATTTAGTGAAGAAGCTCCCGCATTTGTAATGCAATAAAAATTATATGGATATGTGTATAGTTTTTTATTTTTTGGTTTATATCCATCTATTTTCATTTCATCACTTACTGCACCACTTGAACTATTAAATGAATACGCATTTTTTGAAAAAACGATTGTCATTCCCTCATCTGGTATAACTGCACCTGTCGCAATAGCTGGCGCAATATACATAGCCACAACTGCGTCTGGTTTCTGTGCGTATTTTGTTAAAAGAGTGTTTATTGATTCTGGTTTATCCAGTGGATATGCGTGTAAGGTACAACCTCCATACACACCGTCATAAACAGTTCCATTAGGTGCTTCATCTGTGTCGCTAACAGCAACAAAAACTGCAAGTTTATTTAGCGCAACAGATAAATCTTTGTAATCGTTAAACACATACTCACCTAGATTCACGTTTTCTGGCTCAATGTGAATACCAATATTATCTGTTACTGTGTGCTCTCTTTCAACAAAGCATTGGTCTAAACTGTAATCAAAAAACCATGTCTGCATTACATCAATTTCAAATTCAATCTGTGAGCATTCATTGTTTAAATACTCAACAGAAGTGATAAACGCGTAAAACCATTTATTACCATATGATGTGTTTTGAAACATCATATAATTACAGTCATACAAATTATCAGCTTTTATTCCAACCCTAGCATAACCACGCTTAACTCTCTGGTACGTGTAATTATTCAAGTTGTATTTCTGCAATCCCATGAAATAAGTAGCCTGTGCACTGGCACTTCTAAAATATATGGTATGGTCAAATGTTTTATCTAAAGGAACGTCTTTTAAAATACGAATATTGGTATTAGGCTCGATATACATATATTAACCTCTTTCAAAAACTCTAGGGCAAGTTATTAGCTCGCCCTAGATTGACTATTTACACTTTGTTCATTGTGACAGTATCTCCAACATTGTTAGCACTTGAAATGGTTGTAGCACCTTTATAGGTCTGTCCATTCACTTCTGCTACCAGTGTAATTTCTGTAGCGGCTTTACTAGCTGGAATAATAACAGCGCCGTATTTCTGAATAGCAATTCCATTTGTGGTGTCGCTTTCATCCTGTACAAAATGAACACTATTAGGCTGTAAGCTTGCTCCGTCTGTATTAGCACTAAGTCCAAATACGGTTGCCTCCTCTGAATTGTCTTTGCTAATAATTTCCACAGTCAGAGTTTCTGGCGGTGTAATTGTTGCTGTGCTCTGAACGAATACAACAGCGTTCGCAAATGGTGAGTAAGAAACAGTTTTCCATGTGTGGTAGAAATAGTTCCAATACAGACCGCTTGCAACGTACTTTTCAGTAAACTTGTTATTGTTGTCATAAACCTGGAACCAATTTTCGTCAAGCAATACCGCTTTTACGCCTTTCATCAGATTTAACTCATCTGTTGTGATTTCTTCAATACCGTCTGAATTTTCTCTGATAATGTTAAAACGTTCGTTGTCAAACTCTGACCAACTATCAATAATAAACAGCCTACCCATGAAATCAGCCTTTTCCATGTTGAAGGAAGAAGCAAGGACAGATACGTCAAATTCTGCATTGAAAGTTGCATCCATGAAAATAACCTGTCTGTCTTTTGGTGTATTTGTTTTAACTCCAGCCTCATTATAATTAGAGGACATAAACGGTAAAATATTTGATGTACCTCTGAATTTCACTGCGGCATCAGTCAAATCGTTAGCCTGGCCTGCAGAGATAGGAAACATTTTTCCGTGGCTGATTGCTTTAATAAGCAGATATTTAAACAGCAAAAATTCATCATATTCGGCACCAGTGTAAACTGAATCAACGATTTTTGCAATAAGGTTCTGTACACCCTCAATTGAAAGAAAAGCCTGTCGTAAATCTTCATCCTGTATAGTAACAGGATATACAACACGCCAGTTCATTGTGTGAAATACACTTCTAACATCTGGAATGTTTCTCTGAAATTCCCTTTTTGGTGCTTTTTCAACGTCAAAGTCCACAGCCTTTGCTATGGAAACGAAAATATCCTCAATACTCTCACCAAATTCGAGATAGCCCTTTTTTAAAATTGCGTATGGGTTATTAAATGTTGCGCTCTGCATTCGTACAATTGCAATACGGTTTACAAGCGCATTGATAAACTGATTCGCAAAAGCAGGCGTACCGTAAATCACTTCTCCTACTTTCGGGATGTCAGTTGTCTTTGTAACTTCTGGCACATTCTGCTGATAATCATAACCGGCGTTCTGTCTGATAACGTTAAGAATGTCCATTGTTGTTGCGTTTAATGTGCTTACTGCAACTCTTTTAGGCATATATTTAACCCTCCTTAAATAAATCTGAAAATGTTTTTTTCACTTCTGGTTCTGGCTCTGGTTTAGGTTCTGGCTCTGGTTCTTTACTGAAAAAACGGTTCGTATAACGCTCTCGCCACGATTTATCGTTTTCTTCATATTTTGTTTTCCAGTCCTCACCGTCACCATTTGCTCTTGTTTCTAAGTCGGTGAACGTGTCACTAACATCTTCAAGAAATGAAATTGTTTCATCATCTGTCTGCTCTCCTACTCTTGTTTTAATTGCTTCTAAAATTTCCTCTTTATTTCTTACAGCCATATTATAACCCCCCTACTCAACTTTTGTCCACTTGTTTTTATCAAAGATTTCTGACAATCTTAAAGAAAGTGGATGGTCTGGTGAAATAAGAATATCTCCGTTTTCTGTTACCATAATTTCAAAACCTGTTTCGTGTTTATACTTTCCTTTTGTAAATAACATTTTATCAACTCCTTTTTCTTATAAATTGTTTCACGTGAAACATTAAAAATATCGAATCATCATATAAAGTGGTAATTTTGTTTTTCTTTTTGATGGGACTCCACCACCCCCACCACCGGAACTAAAATAACGATATAACATTACTGCATTGTTAAAAATTTCTGATTCTGTTAAATAACCATCTTTTGTTATCCAGTTAGTAATATTGGCGTTGTTTGCATTACTTGAAATAAAATTGTAACAAGCGTTTGCACGTTCTACTCGATAGTCCCATGACGAATCGTGTATTCCCTCCCAGCACATATTCCAATAGTGCGTTAGACTTTCAATATCTGTGCTAGTTGACTTTAAAAAATCTTCCAGTGTAGCGTAATCTTGATACCCTGTTTTTGGCATCCACACATTTTCGTGTACGATATATGCACATTGTCCGTTTCCGTCATCATCCGCATAACCATTTGTTTGTAACCAGTCATGCAACTGATAAAGTCTTCCATGGGTGTCACCGTCTGTGTTCGTCCATTGACCTAACCCATACCCAACATTTAATGCTGTCCATTCGTGTGGTTCTTTTTCCCAAACTCCCGGGTTAATATTTGACTCTTGCCAAAAATTACCACACATAGCTGATACAACATAAATGCTTGCTCCATATCCTGTTACACCACCCTCACCGTATCTGAAAAGTCTTTGAAATGATGAAGTGTAAGGACTGATATTCACTTGATCTGCCAGCGGTCTTTTGTCTGTGTGCGCTCCCATGAAAATTCCAGAACCTTGCCCACCTTGATAGCACATTTCTGTATGCGTTGGATTTAACCCTATATCGCCAGCTAAATACTCACCTGTTGCAGATACTTCTGTAAAACCTAGCGACAATAGCACTTCTGCTTCATCATAGGTTGTAAATGAGTTATGAGCTGGAGCGTAATTAGGAGTTTCAAAACCACCAGCTAGTAACGCATAGTTTATAAATGAACTGCAATCATAATATGTGATACCACCGACTGTTTGTTGATTTCGATATGCGTTACTATATCCTACGTTTGGTGCGTTGCATGTTTCAATAGCCCACGAATAAGATTTATTAATGTCTGGCATGTTATCCCTCTACAATATAACAATTGTACCCTTTATCAGACAATTCTTTTTTTAGCTTTTCTGCATTTTTTCGGTTATGAAATGCACCAACTTGCACTTTATAAATTTTCTTAATGGGCGTTAATTCTGCAAAAAAAACTTTACCGTCTGCATCACACACCCCTTTTGCAATTGCTCTACCTAGCTCTTTTTCGTGTTCATCAATCCATTTTTCAGTATCTTCATTGTCGTGAAATTCACATTCAAGATAAATAGTTACACATTTTGTAGCATTAATTTCGTATAGATTGCTTGTCGTCTGAATTCCTTTATCTTTTGTGGGTGTAAGTTTTGCAACTTCTTTGTAAATGTTTATAACATGTCTGTTGTTTATTCTTGTAGGATAACACAACACCAGAGTGCCACAACCTCCACCAGCGTTTGTGTGAATAGGAATATGCAAATCTGCACCCCACTCATTACTTTCTTTTACTCTGTCTTTATAGGTATTTTCTGCTACTGATGAGCCTACCTTAACTTCATACCCATTCAATTCTAAATAGGCTCTAGCATATTCTGCAATCTTGATACAATGAAAAGCTTCTGAATGTTCACCGCCAGCAACAATATTGCTCCACTGGTCAGAGGGTGAAAGATACACTTTCATAAAAATCACTCCTTGTTAATGTCTGAAATATGAAATAGTTCCATCAATTTTTCTGGTAAAATATCTGTGTTAATTTTACTGATATTTTCCAGAATTGAAACTAATTCTGTTGTGCACACGTAAAGAATTATAATAGGTAAGATTGCAACGTCAATGTGAAACCCAACATATTTTCCTTGTGTGTCAATCAACCACGCCACAAAGTAACAAAGAACAAACCCAACCTTTTTAAATAATCCATCACGTAGTTTTGCTGATTTAATGTCTTTTGATTTTACTGCGGAAATAATACCTGTGACTAAATCAAGAGCATTAAAAATTAGTGCGATAATAACAGGGTAAAACTGCATACTTTTTTTCACTTCCTTTCTTATTCAATTTAATTTTATTATAAACTAAATCTTGAAAAATGTCAATAGGTGTGATATAATTTAATAAGGAAAGGAGCAATAAATTTATGGGTAAATATTATGATGGAACTAAACTTTTGTCCATGCTTGATATAAACGGAAATAAACCAGAAATATATATGTGTACCACTAATCGTACAGGTGGAAAGACCACATATTTTGGTAGACTGTGTATTAATAGGTTTCTTGATAAAAATGAAAAGTTTGGGCTTTTATATAGATACAATTATGAACTAGATGATATTGTCGATAAATTCTATAAAGATTTAGGTAGTTTATTCTTTCCTAGTTATACTATGACATCAAAAAGAAGAGCAAAAGGAACGTTTCAAGAGTTGTTTTTGAATGACAAAAGTTGCGGGTATGCTTTGAGTTTAAACAATGCAGACCAAATAAAAAAATATAGTCACTTATTTTCAGATATTCATCGCATGATTTTTGATGAATTTCAGAGTGAAACGAATCACTATTGTGATAATGAAACTAAGAAATTTATAAGTATTCACACATCCATAGCTAGGGGGCAAGGTGAACAAGTTCGATATGTCCCAGTTTATATGTTAAGCAATCCAGTAAGTATTATAAATCCGTACTACGTTGAAATGGGTATTTCTGGTAGACTCAAAGACGACACAAAGTTTTTAAGGGGGGACGGTTTTGTACTTGAACAGGGGTATATTGAAAGTGCAAGTATAGAGCAAAAAAATAGCGGATTTAACAGAGCTTTTTCTAAAAATAGCTATACCGCATATAGTAGCGAATGCGTGTATCTGAACGATAACAAAGCTTTTGTTGAAAAACCAGCTGGAAAGTCAAAATACCTTTGTACTTTAAGGTATAAAGGAAGTGACTTTGCGTTACGCGAATATACTGAAAGCGGTCTTATCTACTGTGACGATAAGGCAGATAGTTCTTTTTTAACTAGAATTTCAGTCACGACTGACGACCATAATATAAATTATGTTATGTTGAAACGTAATGATTTCTTTTTATCGAATTTGCGCTATTTCTTTGAGCATGGTTGTTTTCGATTTAAAGATATGCGTTGCAAGGAAGCTGTGTTATCAGCTTTAAGTTATTAGGTATCTTCTTTTGTTTCCATTAATGAATAAACAGGGTAGCACGGTTGAAAAAATACTGCCTGTTTACTTTTCGGTTGCGCTGACCGCTTTAAATGGTACAAAAGTTACAGATATAAAAATAGCGTGAGTAAAGAAGATTTTTTCTTCTCCTCACGCTATTTTATTTTATAATTCTTTTTCACATTTTATTAAATACTCTTTAGTTTTTTCTGGCGTTGTGTTGTACTCTTTGCATGTTTCATCTAAAACGCAATGCTCACAGTCTGTGTTATCACATTCTTCTACTAGAAAATCTAATATCTCACCATATGTCATATTTTTACCTCATTTCATAAGTAGTATTCACAAGTAATACTCCTCCACGTATGCGAATTGGCCTAAGCTTATCTGGCACTTTCAACCCAACTTTAAAGTCGCTATAATCTCTAACAATCGGGTTGTTGTCTTTATCAAATAAAAACTCTTTTTCTTCATCACTCCAATTTTCATTTACATCAGCTGTACCTTGCATAGATATTTCAAACAATTCTTTGCATTTTTTCGGCATACCAGCGCATTTAATATTGTTGTATTGTTTACTTTCATCTAATGGAATAAGATTTTCGTGTGTAACGTGTTCAATATAAGTTTTCTGCCTTGTAAATATAGCTTTATCCCAACAACTTTCTAATTTCCAGCAACAAAATTCTTTGTCGTCTACTTCAATTCCTTTTATTTCTTGCGGTAATAAATCACAATGTATGCTGTCTGTATCTGCATATATAAACCCCCTTTTTTCTGCTCCATAATAATTTTTCTGTGCAGCTCGTATTGTAAAATTTCTTGAATATGATGTAATAGCAGAGCCTATAGCAATATAACCTGGCTTCTTTTCGTTTTCTACTACTTGCATAAACCCTATAGATTTATCGTCTTTCACGTATGCAATCTTAAAAGAAGAATCGGTGCTACTTGCCATTTTCCCATATAGGTTATTTAAAAATAGCTTTGCTAACTCTCTTAACGCACCTTTACTTTCCTTTTTTATTTTAGCGTATTTGTTGATGTATTCGTCAAAAATACCAACCATAGAATAAAAGTAACACCCATCAATAATTTCAAAATCAACTAACTCATAGTGCTCTTTTATTAGTTGATAATCTGTCATGGTTAAAGTTAGTTCAACTTTAGCCTGTTGTATATTTCCGTTTTTATCTATGTAATACGGAAAATAATCGTCGTTTTCGTGATTGTAAACATCACTGGTTTCTAATGATTCAGTTCCTTTATATTTTAAATCCCCCTTTACTTGAATAAATGGCAAATAGTTGTCTTTTATGTAAAACCTTGTTTTTATTCTTACAAAGTAATACATATTTTCTTTTAGCGCTTCTTCTGGAATAAAATTTCCAGTCCAAAATTTTGGTAAACCTATAGGATATTTATTTCCACTTTTACTACTCATCATAGAGGGGTAAAGAGAATTTACATCAGCCGTTGTCCCATTCGTTTTTATTTTGTTTTCTTTTCCTTTTACTAAATAGCACCAGCCCCCCCTATATGATTTCCGTAACCAATCACCAGCATTATCATATTTGTGTTCTTGTTTATCAATTTTAAAATCATATAGATTAGGAAACATTTCTGCGTAATCTAATTGAATTTCTAAAGATGACCTACATATTTTTTTATATTCTTCCAAACAACATGAGCCTATGGTTAATTTATTATGTCCTTGTTTAAACATAATTTCTAGTGCTTCTTTCACGACAAGAACATCATTCGCTATATACTCTTGTTCTTCTTTTGTTATCTCGCACCCAGCATAACGAAATCCAGTATATTCCATATCTAATTTTTTATGCTTTGTGCCAAAACTTTCACCTATTTTTTTAACGGAAAATGGTAAAAGTTTAAGAGAGTCACGTATTTCTATAAAATGGTTTTTTACTTTTACTACAATAGAATACCACATCCCTCTATCAGATATGGAGTATTTAAAGGTGTTGTTAAACATTTTAAATTGCTGTTTCCATTTTACGTCAGTTTCTTTATCTCCAATTTTATCATATGCCTGTGTAAATTTTTTATCAACTAATAAATATGATAACCAAAAAGCACCATCAAATTTTAGGTTGTGATAATATACAACAACGTTGCAATTTAATGATACTAAATAATCAAAAGTTTCGGATATGCTATGCAGAATTGTTACTTTATCACTAAATAACTCTACAAGCGCACTAGCCCACACTTCTGTGTTTACTTGCCCTTTGTACACAGTTGTTTCAAAATCTCCCATAAAATAACGATATTCACGTTGTTTCATTCTGGTTGTTCAAAATCCTCATTATATTCTGATTCTAAATCTAAATCTTGTAACTGTGAGGGCGTTAAAGTATTACCTGTTAATATTTCCATAAATAATCTAGTTGCTGACTGTATTGCTTCTGCTTTACTGTCCCATAATACTATAGTTATTAGTTCTGATAGTTTATCTGAATTTGCTTGTAATCTATTTCCGATTTCTTCTTCACCAAATAACGCTATTTGCTGATTAATTAAACTTAGTAATACACTTTGTGAACGTATAGTTTCTTGTAGTGCTACAGGCCTGCGCCTTTTTCTTCCTACCCAACTTGTATCAATTTGTAATCTACTTACAAAATCATCTATTATATTTTTAAATACTTCTTTTCCCTCTGATGGTAGTTGCTCACGGTGTTTTTCTGCGTCTTTAAAAGACCAACTACGGCGTTGTTTCTGTCTTTCTTTTCTAGTTTTAACAGCTTTTTTAACTCTTTGTTTTCTTTCTTCTTTTAGTCTTTTCTGTGCTTCTTCAATTTCACCTGTCGATTCTTCTACATATAACGATTTTTTATATAACTTTTCTGGCGTTAATTTCTCTAATTTTCTTACGCTTGCTTTTGTTACTTTTTTAGGTTTTTGTGGTATTATATCTTCTTTAAATATAAATCCACGTTTTTCTGCTCGACGAATAAATTGCTTGATTCTTTTTAATTGTTTTGAATATAACTTTTCTGCTTCTGTTTGTTTCCGTTTCTTTGCCATAATTTCACCCCTTTAATAAAATAAGGGGGGTTGCCCCCCCTGTTAAAATCAACTTTATCTGATTGATTCTACATCAAGAACACAGTTGATAAAATCTCTACCCGCTTTTGTTTTACCACTAATTTTGATAACTGTAAATGGTGTGGTTTCCATTACATCATTAATATCACTGATTGAACGTTTGAAAGTTGCCGACTGACAGCTGTAAACTTTTTTATCTGGTGTGATAATGCTCAACACCTCTACAACTTCACCTGTTTTTTCTTTTACGTCATCAAATGTCAGATAACCATCAACTGTGATTTTTTCACCGTCTGCTACATCTTTCATTGAAGTAATATCGGGGGATGTTGTCATAAGATACTTTTCAACTGGTGTAAACTCTCTTGATGTTGCTTTAATTGTAATCATAGTTTTATTCTCCTTTTATTAGTTGTTTTCTGTTTCTGTTTCAATGAATGTATCTTCTGTTTTTCCTGTTCTGTCTAACAGAGGTTGTGCCAGTTCAACAAATTCCTGTTCTGTCATTCCATAAAGTGTTTCCTCTGTTTCAGTATCTACAACATGTACGACTTTCAATGATTCAGTTTCCAAAAGAGGCTTTACCTTTTTCAGAATTGTTTCCTCATCTTTGTAAGTACGTGGGATTGTAACAACCTTATTGCATGGTTCTGCGTGTTCAATGTCCAAACAGAGAACGTTGACTTTTGTTGTTGTGATAGTACGTGTAACCATTGGTAATCTTGCCATAGCTTTTTTCTCCTTTTTTCTTTAATTTTTGTATTTTTATGCTACTAACCTCTTATGAGGTAATAAAAGTAAACAGAATTGCACTGTTTTAATGTTTCACATGAACAATTAATGCGTACTAGCATACTTTTAAGTTTTTGGGGTTTAGGTGGGCGGATTGAATACCGCCACACCTGTGGCAAATGTAACTTATTATTCCTTATTACTTTTTTATATTACCATATTTTGTTATAAATGTCAATACTTTATTTGATTATTTAAAATAAAAATGCTCGGATAATATATAATCTCTGTAGCCCTTTATAATATCTCTTGAAACCTGTTCGACGGTTAAGCCGTGGGAAATGTGATTGGATATTTCCGATATTGTGAAATGGTATGTGTAAATGCCTAAGGGTTGAATATCAGCAATCAAAACGTCGTCCTGTACCCAACAATTTGAATAGCCTTTAATTTTTTTGTGTAATGCTTTTCTAACCTTATTTGCAAAAAATGCTGACATTGTTTTTTCTACTTTAACTGTCATTGTTTTTTCTCCTTTTCTGGTACGCTAGTTAATTTTTTAACAATATTTTAATTTTCTATATCAGTTTTCTTTCTTTTATTTCTTCTACTTCACCTTTTGCTATTGCGAGTAAACCTATAATCTGTATTGCGTTATCTGTACCTAGTTCTTTCATTAATTTATCAATTTCTTGTTTTTCAAGTGTTATATCATATTTTCCTTTAAATAACCAAACAGAAAAATCGTCAAATGGTATTAATACCTTAACTCCCATATCGTTTAATGCGGATGTAAAGTTGGTTAAATTAAACATATTATATCTCCTTTTTCTTTATATTATTTTCGTGTGCAAATTTATAAAACTCATTAAATGTCATTGATAATTTTATTTCGTATGTTTCACGTGAAACAATTTTATTAAAATTGACATGTTCTATATTCCGATTAGAAAAATTTAATAAATCTTTAGAACTCGGTGTTTTTTCAGAATCATATATAAATTCTTTTGTTATAGTACGGTCGTTAGGCGTTCCACCAAAATAAATATGTCCTTGCGCTATAAACACTGTTCTTACTGCTTTAACTATAATCATATTTTTCAACCCCTTTCTAATTCTTTCCATTGATGACATTTTGGGCAATAAACGTAGTCAGTAAACGGACGATTATCTACCTGTGTAAATTCCAAATCGTTTACATTTACAACTAAACGTTTAATATATGGGTTATATTCACGGTATTCAAATAAAGCATATGTTTTATCTTTAAACGTTATAGAATAAATTTCATGGTAATTTTCTAATAAAAATGATAATTTCATATTGCACTCCTTTCAATCTGTTTCACGTGAAAACTTAGTAATCTTTTCGTAAGCAATTACTTCTTTAATGTCTTGTGCAGTATAAACTGCAATCGGCAACTCTAAACAACTGTCGCTCTTTTTATAGATTTCATAAATATCATTTTCGGAATCATACGCAAGTGTCATCAATAATGTTCTATACGGTATTCCATTGATAAATACTATTGGATGTTGCTCCCATGCCTCAAACATTATATCGTGTAAGCTCTTTTTTGGGTCTACCTCATAAATTCTAAACATGTTATTTTCTCCTATTACTTTTCTTTTGCTATTAATTTTAATTCATACATCATGGCAAGAACTCGTTTTCCGTCATAGTTGTTTAATCCTAATACTTCAATGGCTCTATCTTCTGAAACTACACATAACCCTGTTCTAGTTGTTGAACCATTGAAATACTCACATAAAACTTTATATCCAGTTCTAGCCTTTTCTTTGATACATTCGACAGTTTTTTCGTAATAATTGTATGCTAAATACGTGTCCGCATACTTTTCGGTTGCTTCTTTTGAAATAATTGTGTAAATGTTCATATCTTTTTTCTCCTTTTTTCTTTATTTTTTTTGTTTCTTTCCTTTTGACAATTATAATATAACATACTTGCGCCTATATGTCAATACTATTTG